AGTGATTTTCATGGTGGGGTCTTTCAGAGTAGGTTATTGGGATGAGGTAGTTGGGATGATTAATACAGAAAAGTTATTAATGAGGTGTGATTAATAACTTAATGTTATCAATGGATTGTAGTTGTGATGATGTTAGTAAGCACTCACTAACTTATATAGAAGTAAGCACTCACTAACTTATATAGAAGTAAGCACTCACTAACTTAGACTTTCAATACACACAAAATTTGTCATAAAAAGTGACATCATCCCCGAAATCTCGCCTGATACTGTAAATAAATACAGTACTGTAAATATTTACAGTATGGGTCGGCTACGAGCCTCCTAGTTTTTACTGTCTTTCCATAGATTTCCAGCAAGATTTACTGAGGAGTATGTCTTTTACAGCGTATTTTACTGTTTACGTAGCACCTTTCATCTCTACTTTTGTCAGTTTACCATCTGTGAATGTCATTTCAAGATGTTCATCCATATTACAGTTATCCTCAAACAAGCAATTGTCAATACCTCTGAACTGGAAATTACCTTTCTGCACTAATTCTTCAATATTAAAATAGTGCATGTATGCTTTGGTGATAGTTTGTGTAGGCTTTACTCGGAATGTATACACTTTGTTGCTTACCCGGTAGATATCGTCAGGTTCTCCGTTGTATTTAGGGATATCTTGGAAGGTATCACCTTCATACATAGCATATTGGAGCTGTTCTCCTGCAATGAACAGAGAGACCAGTGCAATATCACTACCTTTGTATAGTCCTTGATTATTGTTTGACATATTATTCCTTAAAAGATGGTTTGGGTATACATACCCCATAGGGAGTCTATGAGGTATGTTCTTGTGGTGTATTTTTGTTATTAAGGGATTGTAGCCGACCCTTAAGCAATAACAAACTGGTCATATACCGAATTGTACTCCACAACACAGCCGGGAAGTTCAGTGGCTTCTGTCATATTGAGCAGAGCGTCTTGGGTAGAGGCTGTAGCAAACATAACAAGGTTGCCTAATACGTCTTTGGAGGACAGTACTGTACAGCCGAACTCTTCGATACACTCTTGGAGTTCAGTGTATGTGTCCAAGGCGAACATTGATGGGACCATTGGGCTGAGGAGGAGGAATTTAGCCATGATTTGCTTTCAGTTGAGGGTTTGTTTCTTAGCAAGGTAAGCTTGATGGGCTTCTTCTTGCGTATCGTATGTACCTAAGTACACTTGTTTGTTGTTTATCTTGATGACAGCGATCCATCTGCCGCTTCGTGCTTTCTTACAACCAACTTTACCGGCCTCTTTGTTATGAGCGTTAGTTGATTGAGACACATCACGAAGATTAGCGAGCCTGTTGTCATCACGGATGCGATTGATATGATCAATGTTACTATCGGGTAGTTTACCGTAGACATACAACCATATCAACCTATGTAATCGATACTGTACACCATCGATGCGTAGAGATCGATAACCGTTGTTTTCGGTACACCCCGCCACAGCGCCTTTGACAGCTTTAGGGCTAAGAGTGTATCGGTTAGTGAACAAACCAGTTAGTGGGTCATAGTTATACCTCTCTTTGAGTAGTTCTTGAGTAATCATTTATTCCTTTCAGATAGATTCGACAATGTTATAGAAGAAAACGTTAGGATCAAAGCCACCAGCTGAGATGGTGCAGATGTTGACATCCTTATCGTAAGCACTTTGGAGACGCTTAGTCAAAGACTTTACGTCTGCTTCGTTAGTGAAACGATCAATGCGAGCCTGACGGAGTCGCGCATCATCACCAACAACTTCAATAGACCGAGTGGCTTCATTGAAGCGCAACTCTGTGATCTTGAAAGGCTGTGATGTGCGGTCTTTTCCAGCAGGGTTGTATGTTGAGAAAGCAACATTGATCTTTGGAGACACTTTGAAAGAAGGCACAAACGATTTAGTCATGGTTTTATCCTTGGTTGACTGTTAATGAAACGGACAAGAGCGTCCCCATAACCTCTTCCTTAGAAGAGGCTATAAGTACTATCTTATAATGGTGGTACGGTTAAGACATATTTAGTAGTCTTAGTAGCAGCGTCATAGTAAGGATTGTATACAGGTGTATAAGTTCTTACTGTGATGTGTGTCGGCCCCGTATCCACGTAATGGTCAGGAATGTCAACAAACCGCATAGGCTGAGTATGTGGGATAGGTTGAGTAGTGTTTGTATTGTCATTCATATGGCTCCTATAATAGATTAAGTAAACACAATATACACAAGTATACTGCCCATAGAGTATTCGGAGAATACCCTACAGGCAATAGTCTCTTAATGAGACCAATGCACAGTTACTTCTGTGGGAAGATAACACTTCAAGATCTCAACGGATTGAGTCTTGCACAGAAGCTTACCGGACTTGTTTGAGTAGATGTAGTACATCAGAACTCCTCGGGGTTGGTGGTGAAAGCAAAGAACGAACACAGAGCACACAAGCAGGACACAAACAGCAGAGGCCACAGGTGCCAAGCTACAGATGCCACAACAAGTGTAAGGGATAGACACAGCAATAACAGTGCCAAGAGGTATTGGAATGACATAGAGAGACCTTTCAGAAGGGAGCAGACACAGGAGACACAGCACCCACAACAGGCACGGACGAGGACCAAGAAGCCAAAGAAGAGAAGGACATAACAAACCCCAAAGAGCGCAGACAAGGAAGCCGACAGCACCGCGCCAAGCGCAGCCGGGGAGAGAGGAGGAGACCAGCACCGCCACCACAGGAGACGCAGCACCCACAACGAGGGGGGCCACGAAACCAAAACGGGGGGAACCAGAAACACACCCTGATTCTTTGACACACAGAGACAGTCTCCCATAAATAAACTTAAGGGGCACCCCAATTAATTCTCGCCAAAACAAATCCCCAAAATAATTAATAATAACTTTTCTCGCCAAACCCTTAAACAGCCGGTACCTAATAGAGAAATTTCTAGATTTCAAAGGACACACAGTGATAACAAATAAACAAAAAGTAGAAGCTCTAAGAGAACTCAAGAAGAGAGAACAATTAGCTATCTACAAAGACAACTTTGAACAGTTTGCAAAAGAACAAATCAAAATCCTCCCAAAAGATTCTTCCCAAGGTTTTAAATACTTTGAGTTTAATGAGGCTCAGAAAATAGTAAATGCTAAAATTGAAGAACAATTAAAAGAGACTGGCAGAGTAAGGGTTATTATCCTTAAAGCCCGTCAAATGGGTCTCAGCACCTACACTACTGCAAGGGTATTCTGGAAGTCATACTTTAATGCCTATAACAAATCTGTTGTTATGGCTCATGATGCAGCCACATCGGATGCTCTGTTCAGTATGTCCAGAAACATTATCTCTAACATGGATGATAAGTTCAGACCTGACTTCAAGAAAAGTAATGCTAAGGAAGTCATGTTCTCCCATAACGACTCTGGATACAGGCTATACACAGCTGGTGCTCCTGAAGCGGGTAGAGGAACTACTCCGACTATTGCACACTTATCCGAAGTAGCTTTCTGGACCCATGATGAGAAAATCTTAGCTGGATTATTTCAGGGTATTTCTCAGGCTAAGGGTACTGAGGTTATTCTTGAGAGTACAGCTAACGGTGTAGGTAATGCTTTCCATAGATTATGGAAGGGTGCTGTATCGGGGGAGAATGAATATGTAGCTATATTTGTCCCATGGTTTTTAATGCCCGAATACCACAGAGATATTCCCGCAAATACAGTATTTGAAAGAACTACTGAAGAAGAAGTATTAGTTACTCGGTTTAACCTGAACAACGAACAACTATATTGGCGTAGATTAAAGATAGCTGAGGGTGGTTTAGATAAGTTCAGACAGGAATACCCCGCTACTCCAGAAGAAGCCTTTATTGTCTCAGGATCTAACGTATTTAATATTGAGAAACTATCTCAATTAGTCCCTCAGCCTATCCTTAAACAGATGGAGTTTAGCTTTGAAGCTATGATGATGGAGGAGAAACCTAGGGGTTCAATAGAGATCTTTAAGTTTCCATCATTTGAAGATTCTTTTGTTATTGGTGCTGATGTAGCTTTGGGGGTAGGTAAAGACTACTCCTCAGCTGTAGTTATGAATGCCAAAAGAGAGGTATGTGCTGTATACCGTAACAACACAATAGATCCCTCACAGTTTGGTGATTTACTATTCTACTTAGGACGGTACTACAATAATGCCCTCTTAGCTGTAGAGTCTAACTCAATGGGTATTGCCACTCTAAACAGGCTAACCCAAATGGGTTATGTCAATATGTACTACCAGACTAAAATGGCTAATGTATCCAAAGAAGAGGGTACACGTATTGGGTGGAGGACAACCTCAGCCTCAAAGCCAGCTATCATAGGATTCCTGAAGAATGCAATAGAGCAAGAGGATATTTGGATTCCTTCCCGTATTATTATTGGTGAACTAATGAATTATGTTGCCGATGATAGTGGTAAGACTAACGCAATAGTTGGGCATAATGATGATACTGTTATTGCCTTAGCTATTGCGCTGGAATGTATTCGCACACACGGATCAAGGTTAACAACTAACTCGGTACCCTTTACTCAGCGTATAGGGGATTTTAGACAAATAGAAAGTACATGGTTATGAGCGTATATAACAGTAATAAACAAGAAACAAAAGATATTAAACAATTTATTAAGCCTCAACAGCCTAATAAAATGGTTAATCCCAAAGAAAAAGTAGGAGAAAAGAGTGGTAGAACACTCCCTACAAGAGGACAGTAAAGTAGAGATAAGCAGTAATATGCTACTATTTTAAAGGACATCCTATGTGTCCAAACTCAGGGCGACTGGTGAGTGGATAAACCAGAAGATTAATAAAATAAGCCATTGTAGGCTTTGAGTGTATGTTTGTACCTAAGAAAGGTTTACAATGGTTAATAAAGTAGATGGTTACTTAGAAAAAGTAACTGATGAA